TCTATGGTCATCAGACAGAAAGCAATCTACAGTAATTGATTTCGTGGCAAAACCCAAACACAATGACTTACACCCTACAATGAAACCTGTTGAGCTTATTGAGTACCAGATACTTAACAACACAAAAGGACAAGATATTGTTTTGGATACGTTTGGTGGTTCTGGCTCCACATTAATTGCATCTGAAAAAACAGGCCGTAACTGTTATATGATGGAGCTAGATGAAAAGTATGTTGATGTGATTATAAGACGTTGGCAAGAATTTACAGGCAAAGAGGCTGTTCACGCTATAACATGCAAAACATTTGCAGAAGCAGAAAACATATAAAAGACGCTGTATATGACAAAGAAAAAGCTAAAAGGTAGACCAGCACATGAGCCAAATAATGCAACACGTTCTGCAATAAGATTGCTGGCGTTCGGTGACTTTTCGCAAGAGCAAATAGCTGGTCGCATGGGTATTACTGTACCAACTTTAGTAAAGTATTACAAACAAGATTTGTCAGGAGGTAAAACTGAAATGATTGCTGCGTTGCTAAAAAAAGATGTTGAAAACGCACTATCTGAAAGTGCTGACGCAAGACATTCACGTCATTTTCTACTAAAAACGCGTGGTGGTTATTCTGAAAAGCAAGAGGTACAACACAGCGGTGAGCCTTTTAAATTAATTACACGCATTGAATTGACAGCGCCAGATAATGACGACGCTTAACTTAGAGTTACCAGCAAAACTAATACCTATATTTGAAGGTGATGCAGAAGTGCGCGGTGCTTATGGCGGCAGAGGTAGTGCTAAAACACGCAGCTTTGCTATGATGAGCGCTGTTAGAGGTGCTATCTGGGCAAGTGAAGGCAACAGTGGACAGATATTGTGTTGCCGAGAACATTTAAACTCACTTGATGACTCATCACTGGCAGAGGTAAAAGCTGCAATACTTGGTAATAAATGGCTAACTAGCTGTTATGATGTTGGCGAAAAGTATGTAAGAACAGCAGATCATTTGCCCGGTAGAATAGATTACACGTTTGCTGGATTAAGGCATAATCTTGAAAGCATTAAGTCAAAAGCGCGTATTATGCTGTGCTGGGTAGATGAAGCTGAACCTGTTAGTGAATTAGCGTGGGCAAAGTTATTGCCTACAATACGTGAAGTAGATTCTGAAGTATGGGTAACATGGAACCCTGAGAGAAAGAACAGCGCAACAGATAGGCGTTTTAGACTAACACCGCCAGCTGGCAGTAAAATAGTAGAAATGAATTGGAAAGATAACCCTTGGTTTAACAGAACCCGGTTAGCTAGCCAAAGATTAGAAGATCAAGAAAAACGACCAGACAACTATGAATGGATTTGGGAAGGCGACTATGCAAGCGTGCATGAAGGTGCGTATTTTAGTAAGTTACTAGCTAACGCCAAACGTGAAGGCCGCATAGTTGATATGTTACCAATAGACCCGGCATTGCCTGTATATGGTTTTCACGATATTGGTGGCTCTGGCGCTAAAGCTGATAGTTATACTATTTGGTTGGCTCAATTTGTAGGTGATTGGATAAACGTGCTAGATCATTACATAGCACAAGGTCAGGTGCTAAGTTATCACATCAATGAGATGCGTAGACGATGGCCACACGCTATAATGCAGCTACCGCATGATGGTGTAAACGAGAACAGCTGGACAGGTAAAAGAGTAGAAGATCACTGGAGAGATGGTGGGTTTGAGGTGTTAAAACCATTGCCAAACCAAGGTAAAGGCGCAGCGATGCAACGTGTAGAAGCCGTAAGACGCATATTGCCTAAATGTAAGTTTGTAAAAGATAAGACAGAAGCCGGGCGTGCTGCATTAGGATGGTATCACGAAAAAAGACCATCAGATGGTAGAGATGTAGGTTTGGGGCCAAACCACGATTGGTCATCACATGATGCTGACAGCTTTGGTTTAATGGCGCTAATGTCAGATAAATTTAAAATAAAAAAGGCAAAGCCGTTGGTAATGCCTAATTACGGAAGTGCAATATAATATGCTAAAATATGATAATGATTTAGGCGTAGATGATTCAAACAACACTGCAAGCGGTGTTGATGATGCTGGCAATGATGATTTGCTGTCAATGGTACGTGCTGAGTTTTCACAAAGCATTGGTATGTCACATGATAGCGATTTAACGTCATCAAGAGAAATAGCGCTGCGTTATTACAATGGCGATGTATTTGATGTATCTGTATTTGGACAGCGCAGTAAAACTGTAAGCACAGACATAGCAGATAACATTGAGGCAGTGTTGCCTGACTTGGTTGATGTACTATCCGGGGAAGATGTTGCTGTGTTTCAACCTGTAGGCATTGAAGATGAGGAATCTGCCCAACAAGAAACAGATTATATTAATCATGTTTTCTTTGAGCAAAACAACGGCTTTCAGATATTGTATGATGGCATTAAAGAAGCGCTGTTACTTAAGACAGGTATATTCCGTTGGTACTGGGAAGAAGATACGTACTTAGACACTAAAAACTTTGACCAGCTAGATGGCCTTGGCTATATGACTTTGCTAGATCAAGGTTATCAATTAACGGAAGGCGTTGTAGAGGAAATCGGTGAAGATCAGATATTGATAACAGGCGCTGTATTTAGTAAAGAGATAACTAAAGGACAGGTCAAAGTTGAAACAATTCCAAGCGAGCGCTTTGCTGTTGGCAGAGATACAGTAAGGCTTAGAGATGCAGCTTATTGCGTTGCACAAATTGAAACACGAAAACAAGATTTGTTAGATAAAGGTTATGACCCGGAGAAGGTAAACAACCTAACTAATGTTGACGCTATGGACAATGAAACCATAGCTGATGCTAGAGATGTTGATACTATTAATGATAACTACAGCAACAGCATAGGCCCAATGCAGCAAGTCACAATACTTGAGCATTACATACGTGTTGAAGGTCAGATAAAACGATTAATTACAGATTATGACAGCACGACAGTGTTAAGTGTTGAAGATGCGCAGTATATACAATACTCAAGCATTTGCCCATATCCAATGCCGCACAGGTTTTATGGGTTATCATTAGCTGACAAGCTTATTGAAGTACAACGTGTAAAAACAGGCATACAACGTCATATGCTAGATGAATTGTCATTTAGCCTTAATCAACGCATGGAAGTATCAGAAGATGGTGCAAACGAAAACACTATATCTGATTTGCTTAACAATACGCCCGGTGCGCCGATACGATCACGCAATGGCGGTGCCGTAAGACCTGTAAGACTGGCCGGCAGTGGTTTTGATTATTTGTCTGCATTAGAAACAGCAAATGTCATGGCAGAGCGCCGCACAGGTATAATGCGCGGTGAAACAGGTATGAAAGCTGACACGCTGCACGATACTGCATCAGGAGCGCTAACAATGCTATCTGAGGGCAAGAAACGTACAAGACTGATGGCACGTATCTTTGCTGAAGGCGGCATAAAAGATATGATGCTAGGCATACATTGCTTGATCAAAGAATATGCAACAGAAGCTGATTATGTAAGGCTTAGAGGTAAATGGACACAAGTAGACCCTACAAAATGGGGTAGACGTAACGACATGACTATTGAGATTGGTGTTGGCGCTGGTGGTAAACGACAAGAGGCTATGTTGGCGCGTGAAATTATTAACTTACAGGCGCAAATCGTACAGCAACAAGGCGGTGCGCCAGAAGGATCACTAGCAACACCGCAAAGCATACACGCTGCTTTAGTTAGGTTTGCAGAAAAAGCTGGTATGAAAGCGCCAGAACTTTACTTCCCCGCACCACAAGAAATGCCTGAAGATGGGCCACCACCACCAACTGATGCACAAGTTAAAGCACAAGCTGATGCGCAAGCTAAACAGCAAGAGATGGAACTTAAAAAATACGAGATAGACAGCAGAATGCAGTTGGAACGTGAAAAGTTAGCACAGGCAGATGCTATTGAGCGTGATAAGTTAGAGCGTGAAACAGCACTAGCTATTGAGATGCGCAAATATGAACTACAAATGAAAGAAAAGATGTCATCATTTAGACCGGGAGGTAGTTTAATTACATGACCAAAAAGGACAAAGCAGAAGCAAGTGCGCATGCAGTAGTAGCAAAACGTGAATTAAAGCTGACAACCGCAGCACTAAAAAACATGGAAGAAACAGCAATAGAAAACTTGCTGAAAACTAAACCAGAGGAAGAACATAAAAGACGTGAACTCATAGCGCTTATCAATGTGTGCCGCGAGATACCACGTAAACTAAACAACTACATTGACACTCATAAGATCAACCAAGAAGGAGTCTAAGAAATGAGTAATGAAGCCCCCTTAAGTATCGACCAAGCCGTAAGCGAGCTAACACAGTTAGAGCCG